ACGCCGAGCTACAGGCCAAGGGTGTTGTCGGCAGGGAGGAACACCGCGCCCAGGTGCTTGTACCGCGCCAGGACCTCACCGGAGCGGATCGTATATGGGCGGCACGGTACAACCCCGGCGACGTGCTGCGCTACTCGCGCGGCTCCAAAGAAACCGGCATCGGCAAGGGCGAGTATGCGCGGGTTAAGAGCGTCGATGCGCCCAACAACCGGCTCACCGTCGAGCGGAAGGACGGCACGGAACAAAGCTACGATCCACGGCGCCAGCAGGGAGTTTCTGTCTACCGCGAGCAGGAGCGGGCTTTCTCCGTGGGCGACCGTGTGCAGCTCACCGCGCCCTTGCCCGACTTGAAGCTAGCCAACCGCGAGCTTGGAACCGTCGAGGGCATCGGCCAGGATGGGCGCATGAGTTTGAAGATGGACGGAGGCCGCGAGGTAGAACTTGATTCAGCGAAGAATCCGCACCTTGACCACGGCTACGCCGTGACGAGTCATTCCAGCCAGGGGCAGACCGCCGACCGTGTGCTGATCCACGCCGATACCGAGCTGGGAGCCAAAGACCTGCTCAATAACCGCATGGCCTACGTTGCTGTTTCGCGCGGCGCATACGACGCGCAAATCTTTACCAACGACCGCGAGAAGCTGGGCGCGGCGCTGGGGCATGATGTTTCACACAGCAGCGCCCATGCGCCGGAGATGAAGCCAGAACAGAAGCAGGAGCAGGCAGTCACGCCGCAGCGGGAGATCGCGCCTAAACAGGAGCAAGGAGAAGATTTTGGCTTGGGCCTCTAGTCGAAAAATGGGGCTTGGAACCACAACACGCAACGGACCCCAGTTTACTTTCGCGGGGGTGGGCAATAATAACGTAGAAGGGCAACGGAACCGATGGCCAAGCTGACAGAACAGGAACAACAGGAAGTCATTCGCTTTATCGAGGCGGGCAAGCCGCTCCCGGAGAAGTTTCGCTTTCTGCTTTTTGACGACAAGCGCGAAGTGGAACTGGTTTGGAACGGCAAGACCAACGAGGTGACGAATGTCGTGCTGCCCTTTCAGGTGATCGAGCAGGTGGACGAGCCACGCGCCGAGAAGCCGGAAGACATGGCCTTGCAGGCGGGGCTTTTCGATGAGCGCGGACGGCAGTTGAAGGGCTGGACCAACAAGCTCATCTGGGGCGACAACAAGCTGATCCTCTCTTCGCTGAAGAACGGGCCGTTGCGCGAAGAGATCGAGGCGCAAGGCGGACTGAAGCTCATCTACATTGACCCGCCCTTTGACGTGGGGGCCGACTTCAGCATGAATATTGAGATCGGCGATGAGACGTTTACGAAGAAGCCTGGAATCTTGGAAGAGATAGCCTATCGAGATACTTGGGGAAAGGGAACGGATAGTTTCCTTGCCATGATTTATGAGCGCCTTGCTTTGGCACGTAGCTTGCTCGCGGAAGATGGCAGCATATATGTTCATTGCGACTGGCGCGTAAACTCCCTGATCCGGGAGGTACTGAAGGAAGTTTTTGGTTCACAGAGTTTCAGAAATGAGATCATCTGGTTTTATCAAAGTGGAGGTCGTCAGGAACGAGCGTATTCCTACAAACACGACACAATATTTCTCTACTCGAACTCGATGTCCTGGACATTCAATGCGGATGCTGTTGGAGAAACCAGAGGCGAGAAGAAGCGTAATAACATGAAGCGCGGCGTCGAGGAAGACGGGAGAGCGTATTGGTCAATCAAATCTGCTGGCAAAATTTATAAATACTATGACGACGAGAAAGTGACTCCGGCTGATGTGTGGGACATAAGCCACCTTCAGCAAAAAGACCCTGAACGGGTTGGCTATCCAACTCAGAAACCTGAGAAGCTGTTACGACGGATCATTGAAGGGTCATCAAATGCAGGAGACGTGATTCTAGACTTCTTCGCGGGGTCCGGGACAACTGCGGCGGTGGCTGAAAAACTGGGGCGCAAGTGGATAGCTTGTGATCTTGGCAAATTTGCAATCCATACAACGCGCAAACGCCTTATCGGTGTCCAGCGCGAATTGAAGGCCGCTGGCAGGGATTACCGCGCCTTCGAGATATTGAACCTTGGCAAGTATGAGCGGCAGCACTATGTCGGTGTGAATCCGAATCTGCGCGAGGTGGAGCAGCAGGCACAGCTTGCGCAGAAGGAAGCGGCCTTCCTGGACCTGATTCTGCGAGCCTATCGCGCCGAGAAGACAGACGGCTTTGCCACCTTCCACGGCAAGAAGGCGGGGCGACTGGTCTCGGTTGGCCCGGTGAATATGCCGGTGACGCGGCTCTATGTGGAAGAGGTGATCGCCGAGTGCCGCCAGAAGCACATTACCCGCGTGGACATTCTTGGCTTCGAGTTTGAGATGGGCCTCTTCCCCAACGTGCTCGACGAAGCCCGCTCCAAAGGCATCGACATTGCACCGAAGTACATCCCGGCAGAAGTCTTCGATAAGCGGGCCGTCGAAAAGAATCAGGTGCGCTTCCACGATGTTTCGTACATCGAAGTGAAGCCGCACGTGACGGCGAAAAAAGGCGGCGGCGGCACGGTGGCCGTGGAGTTGACCGACTTCAGCGTCTTCTATTCGCAGGACTCCATCAAGTCGGCAGAGGCCACGCTCAAGGACAAGGCCAGCAAGATCGTGGTGGACAAGGGGCAGATTGTCAAAGTATCCAAGGACAAGGACGGCGTTGTGACCCGCGAGGTGCTGACGAAGAAGTGGTCCGATTGGATCGACTACTGGGCCGTGGATTTCAACTATGAGAGCAAGCGGGAGATTATCCGCAAGGCTATTGTGCCGGAAGACCGTTTGCCGGGAATCGAAGCCGACCAGATGGGGCTTGAGACCTACGAAGAGGTTTGGACCGGCGACTACATCTTTGAGAATGAGTGGCAGGAGTTTCGCACCAAGAAGGATCGTAGCTTGAACCTGATTAGCGCGGCCAAGGAATGCCCGTCTGGGCGGCGCAAGATCGCGGTGAAGGTGGTGGACATTTTTGGCAACGATACGATGACGATTGTGGAAGTGACGGTAGGGGGGAAGGCATAATGGCGCTGCATCCGAAGTTTCCATCGTCGCCGTATTCGATTCTCGATCCTGAAATTCGCTGGTTTCCGGCAGATGAGGCGCTACGCGACACGAGCGCCGACAAGCTGATGCCGCCGCTGGTTCCCACCCTGCGCAAGCGGGTGAAGGAGTGGCGCGAGAGCGGCTATGTGGGAGCCACCCAGACCAGCAAGAGCCTGCTCAATTGGTGGTTCAACACGCCGAAACTGTGGCCGCAGCCCGATGGGACGCTGGGCGACTTCCAATACTACTTTGCGCAGCGCGAGGCGCTGGAAACCATCGTCTACCTGTACGACGTGGTAGGAGCCAAGGACAAGCACGACCTGATGCGCTTCGATGCGACGGGCGTGGTCAGCGGCAGTATGTTCGATGAAAGCTGGCGGCGCTTTGTTATCAAGATGGCCACCGGCTCCGGCAAGACCAAGGTGTTGAGTCTGGCGCTGGCGTGGAGCTTCTTTCACAAGACGTATGAGGCCGACTCGGACCTATCCCGGAATTTTCTGGTGATTGCGCCGAACATCATCGTGTTAGACCGCATCCGCAAGGACTTTGACGGGCTGCGCATCTTCTTGAAAGACGATCCGGTGTTGCCTGAGAACGGCATGGATGGGCGCGACTGGCGCGACGATTTTCAATTGACGCTGCACATTCAGGACGAGGTGCGGGTCACGCAGAAGACCGGCAATATCTTTCTGACCAATATTCACCGCGTCTATCCGGGCGACGACGTTCCCGCCAGCGCCGAAGATGACGACATGATGGATTACTTTCTGGGCAAGCGCCCGTCAGGAGCGACGACCGACCAGAAGGTCGATCTGGGCATGATTGTGCGGGAGATTGACGAACTGATGGTGTTGAACGACGAGGCGCACCACATCCACGATCCGCGCATGGCCTGGTTCAAGTCGATTGAGGACATTCACAACCGGCTGCTGCAAAAGGGCTCTTCGCTGTCTATGCAGTTGGATGTGACGGCCACGCCGCGAGCGAACAACGGAGCCATCTTTGTGCAGACGGTGGCCGATTATCCGCTGGTTGAGGCGATTGCGCAGAATGTAGTGAAGCATCCGGTGCTGCCCGATGGGCCGAGCCGCGCCAAACTTTTGGAGCGGCAGAGCGCCAAGTACACGGAGAAGTACGCCGACTACCTAGACCTGGGCGTGATCGAGTGGCGCAAAGCCAAGGACGAGCACGAAAAGATGAACAAGAAGGCCATCCTGTTTGTGATGACCGACGACACCAAGAACTGCGACGACGTGGCCGACTACCTACGCGGGCATTATCCCGAACTGGCGGGCGATGCAACGCTGGTGATCCATACCAACAAGAGCGGCGAAATTTCAGAGTCCACATCGGGCAAGAACAAGGACGAGCTAGACAAGCTACGGGAGCAGGCGAACTCGATTGACAGCTTGGAGAGTCCAGCCAGGGCCATCGTCTCGGTGATGATGCTGAAAGAGGGCTGGGATGTTCGCAACGTGACGACGATTGTCGGATTGCGGGCGTACTCGGCAAAGAGCAACATTCTGCCAGAGCAGACGCTTGGGCGCGGGCTGCGCAAGATGTATCCGGGCGGCGTGGAAGAGTACGTTAGCGTGGTGGGCACGGATGCCTTCATGGAGTTTGTCGAGTCCATCAAGAATGAAGGCGTTGAGTTCGAGCGCAAGCCGATGGGCGAGGGCACCGGGCCGAAGACTCCGCTGATGATCGAGGTGGACACAGAGAACGAGCGCAAGAACCTTGACGCGCTGGATATTGCTCTGCCGCGTCTGACACCGCGAGTCTACCGGGAGTACAAGAACCTGAGCGACCTGGACGAGAGCGCGATGGGGCACGAAAAGGTGCTCTATCAGGAGTTCACCGAAGAAGAGCAGCGCGAGATCGTCTTCAAAGATGTGACCACCGGGGCCGTGACGCACACGACGATTCTGGATACGGCTGGAGTGGCCGACTACCGCAGCGTGTTGGGCTACTTTGCGCACACGATTATGAAAGACCTGCGCCTGGTGAGCGGCTACGACGTGCTGTACGGCAAGGTGAAGTCTTTCGTCCGTAGCGAACTCTATGGGCGCGAGGTAGACCTTGAAGCGCCGAACACGATGCGCAATCTGTCGGAACTTGCTTCGACCAGAACGATTCTGGAGAGCTTCAAGAAGGCCATCAATGCGCTGACCGTCCGCGAGAAGGGCGACGCTGAAATCCGCGACCACATCAAGCTGCGAGAGACGCGGCCCTTTGTGGTCAAGGAACAGGGCTACGTGGTCTCGAAAAAGAGCGTCTTCAACCGCACCATTGGCGATAGTCGGCTGGAGCTTGAGTTTGCCAGCTTTCTTGAAGATTGCGCCGACGTGGAATCCTACGCCAAGAACTATCTGGCCGTGGGCTTCAAGCTGGACTACGTGAAGGCCGACGGCGACATTTCCAATTACTACCCGGATTTTGTGGTGAAGGTGGCAGGCGGCGAAATCTGGCTGGTGGAGACCAAAGGGCGCGAAGACTTGAATGACCCCGGCAAATGGGAGCGGCTTCAGCAGTGGTGCAACGATGCCAGCAGGCTCGACTCCGGGCAGCAGTACCGGGCGCTTTTTGTGCGCGAAGAGGACTGGGAACGCTACAAGCCGAAGAGTTTCCGGGACGCGGCGACCGTCTTCGGCGGCAGCGAACCCGAATCGGGGTTTCGGGTGCAGTGAAAGGGGTTGCCAGTGATTTACGCCTTGTTGCTAGGCGGCGGCGTGTTGTCATAGCCACGCGCCTTTTTCCACTTCAGGTAAGCCTCTTTCGCAGCGTCGAACCATTCGTCATGCGGTTCGTTTTCGCATAGCTCTACGATGTACTCGCCCAAGGCAACATATCGGCCATAGTTCGTGTGTTCTGGCCACCCGTACCAATTCCGGTATTCATCTCCCAGGCTGTTGTTAATCAGCATCGTCCTGTGCTGATGCTCTTCTTTTTCCTTCTGCGTCTTAGCCATGCGTAGTTACCTACCTTTCCGGGTGATGCCCTAATCGAGCAATGCACTTTGCAGTGCTTCGACCTGCTCGTCGGTATCAGTCCACGGAACCTTACGAGCGTAATCCAGGTGGCGCTTTATTCCAGGGTCAGCTTTCGACAGGCCAAATTCATCAATGACTGCCGTTAACAGGATTGCGTAGCATCTCGCCGCAAGCTCGAACGAAGTGCCTTGCAACATCGGGTATGTTTCGGCCTTTAGATGGAACCCTGTGAGGCCTGCTGCATGGGTATACCAGCTTAGTTCGGCATACTTCACTTCGTAGATTTCATCGAAGGGCGCTTTCAGAAGTTGCGCCCTCGCGCGTAGGTCCAATCCCGACCAGTGGCCCACTTTTCTAGCACCGGGTTTAGTACTGGGCCAGAGGGTGTTTTGCTCGGCCTCAATTCGTGCGGCGTTGTTCTTGATAAAGTCGGCGTGAACGGTCGAGGGGTAAATGACGTTTGAATGAGTGGCCCTGAAGTCAACTATCCGCCTTGCTGATTTCAGTTTTTCAACTTCAGAAAAAGCAGCGATTTTTTTAATGGCGTCCGGGATCACGTCGATGAGTTTCATATCAACTGCAAGCTCGAACAGGCTCCGTGCAAGCATTATGCTTGCTTGAAAGTCCCTTAGGTATTTGAGAGACAACAGGCTTTCGACATTAGCCTTGGCGCGATAGTAGATTCCGACGAAACAATCGTCCCTGTCCGTTTTTGACAACAATCCGCCGACCACACCCCGGACCTCTTTTTGATCGAACAGATTGATGCTCTTGACAACAGTGAAGAAGCGCTCCGGGGCCATCAAAACATCCTCTCCCGGTCCGGTTCCCACAGGAAGAGCCAATTTGCGAAATACCCTCATTGCGTCGTGAGATGTGAAATTTCCCCGCAGCAACCCCGTAGATTCCGCCAGGGCTTGCTTTACGGGATACCTCTTGGCGTTAACCAGTACGGAGACTTCACGGATATTCTCCGGCTCCACCGTTTGAAGCTTTTGCTCAACGTCGCTTTTGCTCAGGAAGATTTCAACGCCACCAACGGTAAACTTGGGTTTTTCTGTCACTATAACCACCTACTATCCAACACTACCACCACCTACTATTGATTGCAAATGGTATTCATAAATATCTGTACAAATCTAAACCAACGTATAGACTTTGTACAAAGGGCAATTGTCTCACCACTGGCGAGACAATTGAGGCGCTGCCGTGGCTGATTTCGTTGCCTATTACCGTGTTTCGACTGACCGCCAAGGCGCGAGCGGGCTGGGCCTTGACGCGCAGCGTCAGGCCGTCGCCTGCCAGATCAACGGTGGCCAGCTCGTGGCCGAGTTCACCGAGATCGAGAGCGGACGCCGACACACGAACCGGCCTCAACTGCTTGCCGCCCTTGAAGAGTGTCGCAAGCGCCGCGCTACCCTGCTGATTGCCCGTCTTGACCGGCTGGCCCGCAACGTCGCTTTCATTGCCAACCTGATGGAGAGCGGCGCGGACTTCATCGCTTGCGATATGCCCCAGGCCAACCGGCTGACCATCCACATTCTGGCCGCCGTCGCCGAGCACGAGCGCGAGATGATTTCCCAGCGAACGAAAGCGGCGCTGGCCGAGGCCAAGCGCCGAGGGACCAGGCTAGGC